TATGGAAACAACATCATATCGGGAGCCGTCGTTCCGAGCAGCAATGCCATCGGACTACACTTCTACCCAATTTGGGAAGCTAATTCACTTGATGAATGGCTCTACAACGGCGGTCCTTTCCAGCTTACCGTCTTCCACTTCCTCATTGGCATCTATGCTTACATGGGACGAGAGTGGGAACTTAGCTATCGACTAGGAATGAGGCCTTGGATCTTTGTTGCATATTCAGCTCCAGTTGCAGCCGCTACCGCTGTATTCCTTATCTACCCGTTCGGTCAAGGTAGCTTCTCAGATGCTATGCCTCTCGGCATATCTGGTACGTTCAACTACATGCTGGTGTTCCAAGCCGAACATAACATTCTCATGCACCCGTTCCATATGCTCGGTGTTGCTGGCGTGTTCGGTGGGTCCCTATTTAGTGCAATGCATGGTTCGCTGGTTACGTCCTCGCTTGTGCGTGAAACTACTGAGGAGGTATCTCAGAACTATGGCTACAAGTTTGGTCAAGAAGAAGAGACTTACAACATTGTGGCAGCCCACGGTTATTTCGGGCGTCTTATTTTTCAATACGCTAGCTTTAACAATAGCCGTAGCCTACACTTCTTCCTTGCTGCTTGGCCTGTTGTGGGCATTTGGTTTGCTGCTCTGGGCGTATCTACCATGGCGTTCAATCTGAATGGCTTCAACTTCAACCAAAGCCTCCTCTCTTCTGAGGGACAGGTACTTAATACCTGGGCAGACATCCTTAACCGAGCTGGGCTTGGTTTTGAAGTGATGCACGAACGTAATGCTCACAACTTCCCACTCGATCTCGCTACACACAAAGCACCTATCATTGGTTAATCATGGGATACAATCCTTCTAGCCTTACACTGAATAGCTACTACATCACACCTGATGATGTGGATACAGCTGGCAACAATTTTAATCGACCTTTTATTTTTGCTTATCCTGCAGGTCAAACCTTGACTGAGCTTAGCCCTCGTGGTGGTATTGCTGGCACTCCAGCTAACAATACTTCTAATATTCGTATTCCTCCCACTACTTGGTAATGGCTCAAAAGAAATCAGTCAGTCTACAGATTGGCAAACACAAATCAAGAACTGGAGGACTGACTGAGGCTGGTCGTCGTAAGTACAACCGTGAAACAGGGTCTAACCTAAAGGCACCACAGCCTGAAGGTGGACCACGTAAACGTTCATTCTGTGCTAGGATGGGTGGTGTCAAAGGTCCGATGAAAGATGAAAAGGGCAGACCTACAAGGAAAGCCCTAGCCCTTCGTAAATGGAAATGCTAAATGGCTAAACCTGGTCTCTATGCAAACATCCACGCCAAGCGTAAGCGTATTGCTGCTGGTAGTGGTGAGAAGATGAGAAAGCCTGGAGCCAAAGGTGCTCCGACTGCTGCACAATTTAAGAAGGCAGCTAAGACAGCTAAGAAAAAGTAAGCACAGTACGTTCATCCCTTTTGGGACGGGTACGCCTCGGGCTGGAACGCGCAGAGGCATTGGAGCTTACTACCATGGCTATCAAAGTTACCTACACTTATCGTGGCGTTAAGTACACGAAAACTGTGAACCGCTAGTGCGGCTTAGTGGGAGGTGCAATTCCTCCCTTCACTATTGACTATTGGCCGGTTACGACCGATACCCTTTAGTCATGACAGTCGGAGAGACGACAAAAACCTTTTATCGAATGCACATGTCTATTCGTGTGAATTCCTAAGCGCTTAGGGAGAACGTAAACAACTCTCTCTTTTCTATTGTGGCTGACACTATTTTGACTCCTCAGGGTTCTCTTAATAAGAACCCCGCAACCATCGCCCTTTCTCAAGGGTATAATGATGGTAGTACTACTGGTAAATATGCTACCTACCTGAAACTGTTTTCGGGTGAAATGATTAAGGCTTATGAATCTGCTTGTATCGCTAAAGATACTGTGCAGAATCGTAGCCTGCGTAATGGCAAGAGCCTCCAGTTTATCTACACTGGTCGCATGACGGCGGACTACCATGTCCCTGGTACCCCGATCCTGGGCAGTGGTGATCCTCCGGTGGCCGAGAAGACCATCGTGATGGATGACCTTCTGGTGTCCTCTGCCTTCGTGTATGATCTGGATGAAACCCTGGCTCACTACAGCCTGCGTTCTGAGATCTCTGCTAAGATCGGTCATGCTCTGGCTGAAGCTTATGATAAGAAGATCTTCCGCACTATTGCTAAAGCTGCTCGTCAAGCTCACCCCATCACTGCTGCTCCTGGTCCTGAGCCTGGCGGTTCTGTGATCAACCTGGGTGCTGGTAACGAGTACAACGCACAAGCTCTCGTTGATGCCTTCTTCGAGGCTGCTTCTATTCTTGATGAAAAGAATGTGCCCCGTAATGGTCGTACCGCTGTGCTGTCTCCTCGTCAGTACTACGCTCTGATCAGCCAAGTGGACACCAACATCCTGAACCGTGACTTCGGCAACACCTCTGGTTCTCTGACCAGCGGTGAAGGTCTGTATGAAATCGCTGGTATCAGCATCCGTCGTTCCAACAACCTGCCTTTCCTGGCTGGCACTGTTGCTCGTGTGGATGGTGAGAACAACGATTACAGCGGTAACTTCGCTAACCACTGCGGTCTGATCTACGGCCGTGACGCTGCTGGTGTTGTCCAAGGCATTGGTCCTAGCATTCAAACCACTGGTGGTGATGTGAAGGCTATGTATCAGGGCGACCTGATCATCGGCCGCCTTGCCATGGGTGCTGATTGGCTGAACCCTGCCGCTGCTATTGAGCTGCAGAACCTCTGATAACTGGAGGTACTTTAATGTCTATTATTCCTGGCACTTCTGTTATCCTTGTTGAGGGTAACGCTATTGGTACGGTTAGTTCTTCGGAGACCTTGAATCCTTTGTCTCCTGTTGAATACGGTCGAACCGTTACCGCTGCAACAGGTATTCGTGCTGTCAAAGTCAAAACTAATGACGCTGATGGCAAGTTGCCTTATGCTCCTGCTCCTTAATTTGAGGTATATTAATGGCTGCTTCTGTTGCCAAGGGTGATAACGGCGTCTGCACTACTGACGCTGTACGCCTCTCTGTTGCCAAGACCCGTAAGGGTTACGGCAGTGCTGTTGCTGATTCTACTGTAAATTCAGTTACTAAAAATCTGCGAACTGCATATCCCGGCGTTGAGTGTAACGTCTGATTTATCTATTGGGGTTCCTTCGATGGCGACTAGCCGTCACCGGGAGCCCCTTTTTTTATCTACATATAACACTGTTGTTATTATGCCATTTTCTACCACTGGCTCTAAGACTGAGCTGCAAGCTGTCAATCAGATCCTGGCGTCAGTTGGTCAGGCTCCAGTCACTTCGATTGATACAGAAACGATTACCGATCAAAATGGTAATCAGGTTACCGTAGTAACCAACCCGGACGTTGCGATTGCTTACGATACTCTTCAAGAAGTATCACGAGAAGTTCAAGGAGAGGGTTGGACGTTTAATAAAGAATTTAATTATCCGTTCTCACCCGATAACAATGGTTATATTTCTTGGCCAAACAATGTACTTCAATTGGATCTTTCAGATGATCCACGGTACAGCGGCTACCGAGAAAAGGATACCGTAAAAAGAGATGGTAGGTTGTATGATCGGATGAGTCATACTTACACCTGGGAAAATACTATCTACTGTGATGTGGTGTGGTTCTTTACCTGGGAAGATCTTCCGTCACCTATCCAAGATTACATCACCTGTAGGGCTGCTGCAATCGTCTCTAGCAGGCTTGTAGGAGACTCTACACAGTATCAGATCCTTCAACAAAAAGAAGCCTATGCACGGGCTTTAGCGATGGAGTATGAGTGTAATCAAGGAGATTACAGCATGTTTGGGTACCCTCGTCAAGGTACCTATTATCAAAGCTACCAACCTTATAATACTTTGCAGAGGTACTGATGGCAGCAGTTACACAGACTATTCCTAATTTCCTTGGTGGCGTCAGTAAGCAAACTGATGTTAAAAAACAACCTGGACAAGTTACTGAAATTCTTAATGGATACCCCGAACCTACTTATGGGCTGTTAAAAAGAAACGGCAGCCAGCATTTAGGATACATTTATGAATTTTTTGATAACTTTACTGACGGACATTGGTTTACTATTTCACGGGATAACGATGAGAATTACATCGGAGTTATCACAAAGGCTGGTAAGATTCGTATTTGGAATACACTACCCACCTCAAGTGGTAATCTACTTAGCTTTACTGAAGCAACCATTGCTAACAGCTCTGATGCAGATGTTGTATCTTATTTAACACCACCCACAACCACAACTGGTATTGATGATTTCCATACTTTCTCTTATTTAGATCAGACTTATATTATCAATAAGAATAAGACTGTTGCAATGACTGCGAAGACAGATTACTATCTTCGTACTCGTGCTACAGTTGTTCTCGGTAGTATTGACTATGATAGTAAGTATAGTGTTTGGATTAACGGTACTGAGTATTCCTATACTACACCGACTATCACTGAAGCAGAAGCTAGAACAGTACCTCCTGATAATTATGAGGGAGCAGTTACAAGTGATGAGATTCTGACTGAACTTAAAGCTGCTATTGATACAGCACTTAGTACAACATTTAATGTCACAGTATTTGCCAATAGTCTTGAGATTGAAATTATAGATGGTCAGACTCCATTTACTATTGAAGTAGCTGGTGGTATTCAAGGTGTATCTTTGACTTGTTATCAAGACGATGTAGTGTCTTCTGCACGTCTTGCTGCTTACACTAAACCTGGTCGTCGCGTTAAGATCACTAATGCTATTGATGAACGGGCTTCTTACTTTGTGAAATTTGCTGCAACTGGTGGTACTGGTACAGTTAATACTGGTTCTGGTTTCTGGGAAGAAGCACGTGGTTGGGATATTGATGTAGATGCTAACGGAGATCCCATTGCTACTAGTGGTAAGTATATCGCTAAACTAGCATCAAGTGGCTTTGATGCACAGACTATGCCGTATAGGTTGTTTTGTACGGGAACTAATACTTTTGAAATTTCTGCAGAAACCTGGACATCTAGATTTACTGGTAATGATTACGGTAATCCAGTACCATCTTTTGTAGGCACTGAAATTAAATTTGGTCTCATTTCTAATAACCGCCTTGTGTTTTTAACAACAGATACGGTTTCTATGAGTGTGGCAAAAGATTTTGAAAACTTCTTCTTTACCAGTGCTCAAACAGTTATTGCTTCTGATCCTGTTGATGTAGAAACATCTAGTGCTAAAATCAGTAACCTTTACTGTGCTGTACCTCAAGCGCAAGGTCTTGTTTTATTTAGTGAGTATGAGCAATACTTGCTTTATTCTGAAAGCGGTGTCATCTCACCTAGCGATGTGATTGTTCGTACCATTAGTCAGTATGAAGCCGATCGTTCCATTACCGCACAAGATACTGGTGATTTTATTGGGTTTATACCTAAATCAGTTGGAGCATCTAAACTATTAGGTATGCAAGTTAGAGGTAACTTAGCTGCTGCTGACATCGTAGAAGTTAGTAAGGTTGCTTCAGGTTATCTACCTAAACAAGTAAGTAAAGTTATAGTAAATGTAGAACATTCTTTAGTTGGACTCTATACTAAAGGTTCTAGCTTTATTTATTTTTACAAATATTATAAGCAAGGTGAAGGCCAAATCAGTATGCAGGCTTGGTTTAAATGGGATGTAAAAGATCCTATTTCACACATTTCTGTAATCAATAACTATTTACTTATCCTTAATGGTACTACTGGGTACTCACTTAATTTGATTGATTTAAATCAGATTTTAGATCAAGAAGAAATTAACACTACTTCAGCAAACTATACCGCACGTATTGATGATCTTTTTGTTGTTAAAAATTTAGGCACACTGAATAGTCTTTCTTATAACAGTACCACAAAAAAGACTAGGATTCCTAAGCCTATTGACAATGATCCTAATAGAGTTCCTGTTGTGATGACTTGTCAGACAATAGAAGCAGGTGCGCGTACTAGTTATGATACAATATACCGCCTATCTGCTACGCCAGATCTTTCTGTCACACCTAATGTAGTTCTTCCAGTAGAAGTAGATTCTTTTGGTGAGTGGTGGGTAGATGGTGATTGGTCTAGTAAGGAGTACAATTTAGTTGCTGGTTATGAGTTCGACTTTGAGGTTGAACTACCACGTTATTTCTTTAGATCACAGAATACTGTTGATTGGACTGCATCTTTGACTATTTCACGGATGAAGTTTGACATTGGATTCAGTGGTTCTATCAACTTTTATATCAGCCGCTATGGTGCTCCACAATGGATCTATGTAGCAGGCGTACAGAATGCTGGATACTATCTAGCTAACTCCACACCTACTATTGATCGAACGAGTCTTACCGTGCCTATTCATCAGAAGAATACAAACTTTACACTTAAACTAAACAGCACATCACCTTTCCCGGTATCAGTTAATAGTATGTATTGGGAAGGTCATTATGCACCACGTTACTATAGGAGGGCAGGGTAATGTCTCAGGCTATTATTAATTTCTTTGGAGCACAAGAGCAGAACCGTCAAGCCCAAAAAACTGCTGATGCCCAAAACAAACGGAACCGAAAAGCACGTAAATTCACCAATAAGAATCAACTTAAACAGTATCGTTACGATAAAGAGTCCATAGATATTCAACGACAGAATATCGAGCAAGAGTATTCATTCCAGGATGCTATTGCCCAGGATAATTATCGCTACCAGATGACTATCCAAGCATTTGATTTTGCTAATCAGATGCGGGCATTTCAGAAGTCACAACAGACTGCTGCTCAGCAATTAGATTTTAATAGCTTTGCTTACGATTATGCACTACAAGATGCTGCACGTTGGGAGCAAGAGCAGTCAGTAGCTTTGGACTTTGAAGAGAAGTCTACCATGCTTAATTTTCGGTACAATCAACTTGGTGCCGAACTTAGTCAAAAACAAAACGAAGTTGCCCTACAGCAAACACGTGGTCAAAATCAACTGAACCAGCAGGCTGCTTATGTTGAAGCTATGAAGAACATGGGTCAGGCTGTGGTTAAAGGTGCTGCTGGTGTTACTGCAGAAAAGGTTGCCCAATCTTCTATTGCAGAGGCAGGGCTTAGAATGTCAGCTTTGATTGATGATGTATTTAATGCTGAACGCACATTCGGTCTAACTATGGCAGACATCAATCAAAAGTTAGAACAGTTCAATGATCAGTATTATCTTGATAAAGCACAGATTGCAACTTCACGTGTAAGTCTGAAGAATCAAGCGAAGGCAATGGTTAATCAAGCTGCACTTAGTAAGTATCAAGCTGATCTTAATGCTATTGCAGGTATGATGCTTCCTCCGCTTCCTCCTGTCCCACTTCCTGCTCCTCGTGAGCTGCCCCGTCCTACCCTACAAGATCCTAAGAAACCTAAAAAACTTCCGAAGGTTGTTGAAGTTGATGCAGCATATACTAACCCATGGCTTGCTGGTCTTGGTGGGTTGTTGGATGATGTGAAGACTGCTGCAAGCCTCGGCGCATTTGATTAGAATTAAACTATGGCACAATTTAAAAGTTATGCTAGGCCAGTTGGGTTTAACCCTATTCAGGTTCCCGATGAAAGCCAGAAGTATTTAAATCAAGGCAACAATTTTATCAATTCACTTAAGACTGCTGCTCAATTTGATATTGCTGAGAAGAATAGGCAACTCCAAGCCCTTACTCAGAATAATGATTTAGAGAACGCTAACCGTGATTTCATATTCAAACGGAATATGGAAAACAAGCAGCGTGTTCAAGCAGCTATCTTAGGTAATTATGATATTGCCATTCAAAACGCTGAGACTCAAGCACTTAATCAAGCTAAATTATACCAACAGCTTGGTACTATTTCAACTGCTGCAGTTCAAGCAGGTGCTACGATTTATCAGAAGGTTCAAGAAGCACAGCAAGAGCGTTATGATAAGGCTGTAAGGGAAGCTGGTCCTGCAGCTCTACCCATTTCAATGGAGTATGCTAAACTTGGTAAAAACGTTACTGATGAGGTTATCAACAGTAATCCATATTTCCAAGAGCTAATCCATAACAATGGTATTAGTACTGCTCAAATTCGTTACCTTGGTGAAAATTCTCAAGGTGGTAAATTTGTAAAAAGCCGTGCTATTCTAGAAGAAATTGGTAAACAGGCTGACACTTTTTACGCCGAACGTGGCGATCAAAAGTTTGATATTGGTGGTTCCCAAATCAGCCTTAATGAAGCTGAGTATCAAGGCAACCAAGCTGCTGCCGCTCAGATTAGATCTTTGATTGATACGGAGTTCTATCGTGCGTATCAGTTGAATAGATTTCCAACTGAAACTCTACAGCAATATGTAAACCCCTACATTAGATCTGCTAGTAATCAAAGTGCTCAACGTACTGCTTCAAACTATCGACAAGAGAAAACAAAGGAACTTGTCAATGAAGAGTATCTTGCTTATAAACAGCAAGAAACCGATGGTGGTCCGCAGGGTTTAGCTAGAAATATTTCACAAGCAGAAAGTACTGCAGTTAGAAGTAATCGTATTAGCGGCGCTTTCCGTTATTACCAAAACAAAATCAATAAAGCTGCAGCAGAGGGTAACCCAGAAGGTGCCATTGCTGATTATACTCAATTTCTAAACTCACCTACCATTAAAAATGGTCGTGAGATGACCATTGGTGATGCCTTAGCTGGTAGACCTGAGATAGAAGCACTTTCAACTACTATTGAAAAGTCTAAAGATGCTTATCAACGACGTTTAGTTGAGGAAACACAACGTCCAGCCATTGAAGCTGCTATCCTTGAGAATCAGTTTCTTACCGAGAATCCTCCTCAGACTGCGGAAGAAGTAGAGAAAATGTACGAAGTTCTTCGTGCAATTCCAGGTAATAGTGGTTATACCAGCACTCGTCTTGAAGCTATCCTACGTAATGAGACGACTGAAGCTAAGGCTATAGCTGCAATGCGTAAGGATTTTCAAGAGCTTCAAAAAGCTGATCTACTGACAACAAACGAAATGCTTCGTCGTGGTGCTCCGCTTGAGCTTATGCGTGAGTTTGGAGCTGCTGCTAAAGCCACCCAAGAGGGCATGGCTACATCCGGTAACTATAAGACTGAGATGGAAGCTATCGAAAAGGCTGTTATGGGTCTACCGGGTGTTGTAAAGGGTCCGAATAGTGTTGTTCATTGGACTGTTCCTATTAAGATCAAACAGCTGCAGAATCAGTTCGCCAGTCGAATGGCAACATTGAGGGCTGGTGGTGATACTAGTGCAGCACTTCCTACACAAGTTGCAGCTGATATTATCAGAAACTTCCAAGCAAGCTCTAAGCCTTCAACGAATAAAGGACAGTTTGGTGGGTTTGATGATATTAGTAACATTAGCTCACCTTCTGGTAAGGCTAGTGCTCGTATGCGTTGGACCTTAGATCAACTTGAAGCGGCAGGACGAGAGAATAGAACTAATACGTTCTTGGATCAAGATGGTGTTGTGTATAGTGTTTCTGAATTGAAGGACATTATCACAGCCTCTAAACAACCTGGATGGAAACCTGATTCTGTTGCGGTTGATATTGGCCGTCGTCTTGGTGTTAGTCCTTTGACTGTTATTAACCGTCAGATTGCTGCACGTCAAGACCCAAGCCTACCTTTGGTACGTCTTCCAGATCCTCTGATGAAATACCAAACAGGTATTCGTCCTGAGTTTTTGAGGATGTTGGAGACGACCCCTACTCCTGAGATTTCTCGTAGGGCAATGGGAAGTACTGGTGTATTTGAGCCCGCTACTATTAAACCCTTTAATGGTATTGATATTGGAGGATTGATTGCCCAGGCTGCAGCTAAATATAATTTACCTCCCGCTGTACTGGCTGGTCTACTTTCCCACGAAAGTGGTGGATTTAATCCAAGTGTATTGACTGGTCAAAAACCAAGCCCTGCAGGTGCTATTGGTATTGCACAGTTTATGCCTGGTACTGCTGCAGAAATGGGCGTCGATCCCTTAAATATCCCACAAGCTATTGATGGGGCTGCAAGATATTTAAGCCAAAACATGCGTCATCCCAATAACCCAGGTAATAGCCTTAACTGGGCTATCAGTGCTTATAATAGCGGTCCTGGTGGTGTAGGTATGTCCAAAGAAAATAGGGAGTATTTTGGTAAAGTGATGGCAGAGGCGTACAAGTATGGGCATGGCCAAGGGCTACAGTCTCGCTCTTTGCTGCGTTCAGGTTTCATCCAAAAAACCAGTAATTATGATACCGGATTTGGGTGGCAACCTGTGTCTATGCAAGATGAAAAGGGACGACCTGTTACTATGAGTCGTGATGCTGCTACTGCTTTTGCTCAAATGGTTCAGGCTTCTGGTGGTGCTGTAAAAGGCTCTGACATTGCTAGTTCTCAAAGATCTGAAGCTAAAAACATTGCTGTTGGTGGAGCACTTAACTCTAAACATGTACATGGAGAAGCTATTGATATTCATGGTAAATCAAAAGAGTGGATGATTCAGAACGGGCCTAGATTTGGCTGGTATCTTGTAGATTATCCAGGTACCCATGGAGGACATTTTGAGTATCGTGGTGTCCACTAATTTTTAATTAAAACCTAATCCCATGAATGAAGACGAAATCAGGCAAGATTCCTACCTATTTGGTACGCCAAATTTGAGTGCTCAAGAGGAACAAGCCCTGGCTGATCAAGCTGCTGCAGAAGTACAAGATCTTGAAAGCATGGAAGTCTATGCTGCAAGACAAGAAGCAATGCAGAAAGCTCAGCAGGCTATTCCTCAACAAGTACAAGGTGGGCAACAGCCTCAACCTGCTCAACCTACGGGTTCTGAGCAACCTCAACAACAAGAAGGTCAAGGACAGAATATTTTTCAGCAAGCATTTGATGTCCTAGCCGCTCCTGGTCAAGGTGTTAATGATTGGTTTGTTGATACACTTAATCTAATTCCTGGTGTTGATCTTAAAAAACGTACAAAGTTCGAGAATCAAGCAATTCAAACAGCACGTGAAATTAGTAGCGTTGTACTACCATCTATCTTTATCACTAAAGGTCTTGGTACTGGACTAAGTACTGCTGCTTCTGCTAGTAAGATTAAATTCTTAAGTGATCCAGCTGTTAAACTTTTGGGCAATGTAGCACTTGACGTTGGTGTTGGTGCTGCTGTTGACTATGCTGTTGAAATCAACCAATACGATGATAACCTTTTCGGTGTAGCCAAACGTGCTATGCCGGATTGGTTTGGTTGGGTTCCAGATGATATTGCTACACTAGATAGCGATAGCCCCGACATGAAACGCCAAAAAAATGTTATTGGTGGTGGTGTCTTGGGTCTTACTGGACATCTCCTTGAAGGTGTAGCTCGACTTGCTAAAGGTGTACGTGGTATCAACCGTGCTACTCAATGGGTACCTGAATCAGAAAAAGCTAAGAATTGGTTTGCTAAGAATGTGACCTCTGATTCAGTGGATGACATTGAAGAAACCGTTGCAGAGATTGTAGCCAAACAATCTGATGCTTTGGATGAGCTTGGTGAGTATAACTTCTCAAGAAATGCTAATCTTGATCAACCAATGCTTGGTGTTCATGACCTTTATGGTTATGAGGAATCAGCTATTCGTGCTGTTGATGACCTAGGTATTGTTGGTGCATCAGTAGATTATGCTCGCATCCTAGGTAATGCTGATAGCGCCTATGGCCGTGTTGGTAGTGTTATTTCTGAACCTGCACTTAAGTTCGGTCTTGAGATTCCTGAGGGTCAGGATGCTATTATTCGTGGCCTTGCTGAGCAGCTGAAAGAAGCTGGTGAGTATGGTTACAGGACGGCATCTGGTAAGTATCTTAGCTTTAAAGAAATTAGTAAGGCTGGTGAAGATCTTGCTATGGATTTCTACAAGATGGATACTACCACTCTTCGTGAAACCATCAAGAAATTCCAAACACCTAATCAGTACAAAATTCCTGAACTTAGTGATGAAGGGTATGCAGCTGTCTTTGGTACTATCAAGCAGTTGATGGGTGATTTTGCTGACATGGATGTGATGAAAGCACAGGCCTATGTTGGTACATCCTTTGCTGGACAAGTCTCTGACATGTCTCAAGGTATGCGTCTTATGGACGGTACCGCTGCTGTAGATCGGGCACAAGAACAAATCCTTGATCGTCTTGAATTTCTGTTAGCACAGAAAGGTATGACTTCATACTCACGTGGTCGTGCCCTAAATATGCTTAACCTTTGGAATCGTCTTACAGATAAAGGTAGCGAAGCTTATGGTAAAGGTATCCTTGCTCGCGCACGTCAAGCACTATCTAGTGGTGATATGAGTGCTGAGGCATACCTTAATCGTATTGCTGAAATTAAAGATGAAGCTAAGCGTACTATTAACGTACTACGTGAGGTGAAAGCAGAAAAGCCAGAGATGTTGAAGCCACTTCTTTTAGCTTACGAGCTAACAGATGGTAAGGTAGATACTATCTCTAAACTTAATAACTATGTACGTAACAGTACAGGTGTTGTTAGTAAAGCTTTGGTAGATGGTCAAGCGGAGATTCCGTCTGCGGTGATGAAAGGGTTTTACTCGAACCTTTATAATTCTACTCTGTCTGCTATTGCTACACCACTAAAGGCTGGTCTTTCTAACATTGGCCTTCTTGCTGTAAAACCTGTTGCTCATACAGCAGGTGCAATGATTCTTGGTAATCATAAGACAATGCGTAAGGCATGGTTCCAGTACTCTGCTGCTTGGGATACACTAAATAAAGGCTTTGAGTACATGAATCAAGTGTACAAAAGGTCTGCTAGTGATCCCTATGTAATGTCACTAAGAGAAAGCACTGAAGTTGCTGATGATAACCAGCTAAAGATTCTTTCTGAATTTGCTGATGCTAAGGCTTCTGTTGGTGACTATGGTCCTCAAGCAATGGTAGCACAGATTGAGGAGATAAATGATCTTGCTAAGCATCCTTGGTTGCGCTTCGGTCAACGTGGTATGCAAGCATTTGATGGTTTCACTCAAGCTATTATTGGCAACTGGGAAGCACGTGGTCGGGCATGGGAAGAAGTCACTAAAGGTGGCGCTCTAGATGTTGTTGGTAAACAGGCTGAAGAACTTTCGCAGAAGGTTTATCGGTCTATGTTTGACAAAGATGATAACATTACTGATTCTGCTGTACGGTATGCATCTGGAGAGATTTCAATGTCTCTAGATAATGCTGCTAATGAGGCACTATCTAGTTTGATTCGTAGCGCACCTGTACTTAAACCGTTTTTGCTATTTACCAAAACTCCTCTTAATATGATGAGCTATATGGGTTCATATAACCCACTTGGTTTGTTTATTAACGAGTTTAATGCTTTTAGTCGTCCATTTGAGGAAATGCCGAGAAGTCAAGTGACAGAACTTCTTGCTAGTCGTGGTATTACTGCTGACCCTACTAACGCTAAGGCAGCTTATGATTCCATTCGTGCAGAAATGAAGGGACGTAAGGCTATCGGTACTCTCTCTGTAATGGGAGCTGTTGGTCTCTTTATGTCTGATCGTTTAACTGGTGATGGACTTTATGATAAAGAGAAGCAACGTGTACGCACAGATGCTGGTTGGCAGAAACGTTCTATTCGTGTACCTGGTGGTGCATGGGTTAGTTATGATGGTATCCCTGGTGTAAGTGATTGGCTTGCACTGACGGCTACTGTCATGGATAACTTTGATGTGTTGAATTCTGCTGAACTGGCTGAAAGTCTTCGTGCTGCTGGTTTCGTCCTTAGTGCTACCATTACCGACAAGTCTATGTTGGCTGCTCTTGAGCCTCTTAATGATGTTATTCGTGGTGATGTTGGTGCTATTAACCGTTGGACATCTTCCTTTGCTACCAGTGCAGCAATGCCTGGTGCTAGTTTGATGGCAGAGTTTGGCCGTCTTATGATGCCTGCTAAAAAAGAATTGGAGAACAATTTCTTTGATCTTGTTGCTAATCGCGTTCCTCCGTTGAAAGCATCACTTCCTAACAAGTACGACTGGATTGATGGTGGTGCAGTTGGCGAACCTATTAACTTCTGGACACGTGTGTGGAATACATACATGCCGTGGAAAGTAAGCGATTCAATTAGTGCTGAAAAGCAGTTTCTAATTGACATTGAATACGATGCACGACCTAGCCTTCAAACCAATGGACGTGGTGTCGATTATACCAATGAAGAACGATCTGAAGTGATGAATATGATGGGTGAGCAGGGTTATTTCCGTGATGCCATCCGTCAAATTATGCAGACCGAAGATGCTAAGGTATTCCGTGCTGAATTTAAACGTGCTAAAAATGCTAAGATGGCACCAGATCTTAAGTCTTTTAAACACATCCATCTTTTCCTAGATTCTGGTCTTCGCTCCTCTATGCGCATGGCTGAGGCTAATCTAGCAAACCGTGATGGTATTCAACAAAAGGTTTATCAAAACGAAGTTGTTGAAAACTTTATGCAAGTCGGTGATTACGATGGAGCCAAGCGGTTCCTTGATGACATGAAGCAAACGATGTCTTACTAATGCCACCCGCATTAACTTTTATTTTTCTTAAGCGATGGCTGTAACAGAAAAAATATTTCTCCCTATTGGAGATCCTGGTGGTCCGACTTCTGGGACAACTCAATTTAATTTTCAATTTGAATACGCAAATCAAACTGATGTAAAAGTTAGTCTTGATGGTGTTGATACAATTGCATACACCTTTGCCAACGCTACAACAATTCAATTAAACACAGCACCTGCTGATGGTGTTGTTGTTCGGATTTATCGAGTTACTGATAACGATAATGTTAGAGCCGAATTTTACCCTGGTTCTGCTATCCGTGCTCAAGATTTAAACAATAATTTTGAGCAAATTCTATATGTAACTCAAGAAAACATTAGAGATGTAGATCTACTTGAGACCTATGTAAACGACACTTTTGTGGAGGATACAAGGGTTAAGAATGAAACTGATTCTTGGCCTTATCCTCTTACAGAAGACGAAACTATTCCAACTAGAAAGCTAATTGACGATCACCTTGTACATTTGCGTAATAATGTTGGTTTCTGGGATGGTCGTTACTACAGGAAAACAGAACTTGATGCTGGTCAACTAGATGATCAATACGTCAGGACTTTTAACCAACAAGTTATTGTAAGGCCAAGCACTTATACTTACAGTTCATCTGATACAAACGTACCTACAGGTCTTGCTGTAGACAACCGTATTATTCAGCTTAAAGATATTGGAATCTTTGACGATAGGTATTATACCGAGGCAGAAGCAGATGCTCGCTACTGGAATGTAGATTCCGCCGAATACATTGATAGTGGTGATACCTGGACACCAGATGATCAACACATTGCCACTACTGCTGCTATTGAAGCCCGTATTGTTACTCTTGTTGATGATGTAGGCGGATTTGTACCTCTTGCATCGTATACAGATTTCCCAACAAGTAATCCAGATCCTAGTGATGGTGCTGGTACTGTCATTTCAATCCAGAATGTAAGTGGGCTAGATGTAGACTTTCTTGGATTTACAACTAATGCCACAACAACAGCTGGTACTCAAGTTACTATCTATGGTTTCCCAAGTGGCTTATCCTTTCCGTTGGCTGATGACTTCGGGATGCTTGTCGTTACTACAGCTACACCGAACTGGTATCAATTCCACCGTCTTGTAGCACCTGCAAGTGATGTAATTGATGTAGCGAGTAATGCTACCAACATTAACACTGTTGCTGGTCAGATTAGTCCAACGAATAACGTAGCTACTGTTGCTGGTATTGCTGGTAATATTACTACTACTGCTGGTATCAGTTCTTCTGTTACTGCTGTTGCTGGTAATGCCACTAATATTAATACAGTTGCTGGTATTAGCGGTAATGTAACTACTGTTGCTGGTATTAGTGCTAAGGTAACAACTGTCGCTAATAACGACGCTAACGTAACTGCTGTTGCTAACAACGCTTCTAACATCAATACCGTCTCAGGGAGCATTGCCAACGTCAATACCGTTGGTGGTTCAATTGCTAATGTAAACACGGTTGCTACTAATGTTGCTGATGTTATTACGGTAGCGGCAGACATTACTGATGTTACAGCAGTGTCTACCAACATTGGTGCGGTATCTGCAATTGGTGCTGACCTTGCCAATAGCTTTAGTAATATTGACGATTACGGAAGCATTACTGGTTCGGTAACAAGTCCTCCTGGAGGTACGTCTGATATTCAGACAGTTGCTACCAATATTGCTAATGTTAATACTGTCGCAGGTAATGATGCAAATATCACTACGGTTGCTGGTATTAGTGCCAACGTAACCACGGTTGCTGGTAACACTACAAATATTAATGCAGTAGCTGCTGATGCAACTGACATCGGTATTGTTGCTGCTGGTATCACAAACGTTAATGCTGTCGGTACGAACATTGCTTCGGTTAATACAGCTGCTACAAACATTTCTGCAATTATTGCTGCTCCAACTGAAGCTACTAACGCTGCTAACTCTGCGAGTGCTGCTGCGACTTCAGCGACGAATGCAGCAACCTCAGCAACTAATTCAGCTAGCTCTGCTAGTGCTGCAGCAACGTCTGCAACCAATGCAGCTACCAGTGCAAGTAATGCCTCCACTAGTGCAAGCAATGCTTCTAGTAGTGCAACGGCTGCTGCTGGATCTGCTAGTAATGCAGCAACGTCTGCTACAGCAGCTGCTACTAGTGAAACTAATGCTGCTAGCTCAGCAGCCTTGGCTTTGCAGTATCGAGATGATACAGCAGGTATCCTCACTCAGTCTGGTTCTGATGCGTATAACGTATCTACGAATCAGGCTTGGGGTGACATTATCTCCAGTGTAGTAAGTCATTTCGATAACGAAATACTGGCAGATACTCTATTGACAATGAGCAAAGGTACTAACACTTACATTTACGGAACTCTCTAATGGCAACTCAAGTACAATGGCGTGGTGGCTCTACTAATGAGCACAACACATTCGTTGGTGCAGCACGTGAAATCACGGTTGACACCGACAAACAAACTCTTGTCGTTCATGACAATAGTACAGCTGGCGGTCATCCGCTTCTTCGTGAAGATCAAGATAACCTTCCTAGCTCAGTTACTAATGGTCTTTATACGCCTGGTACTAATCAGGTAGCCCTGGCTACTGGTGGTACTGGGAAGTTGTTTATTGATGCGAATGGGAAGGTTGGCATTGCCACCACGGATCCTAAAAGCAAACTTGATGTAATCGGCACCGACGTAAGTTATCCTGGTCTTAAATCTGCCGACGCTCCTACTACTGTTGTAGCAAATGCTGCAGCCAATACTTATGTACGTGTGGCAGGTGGTTTGTATGCAAATGCGTCGTCAGTCAATTTAGACCTAAGTGTAGGTCAAGCCAAGAATGCAAACATTCAAAGTGGTTGGCGGCTCAAGGCAAAGTCATCGGCAACGGTTGCAAACCCCTCTGGTTCAGATTTCCAGATTATTCCCACAACGCTGGCTACAACAAGCGCAACAAGCTTAACAGAAGGGTCGGCGGCTCTAACTATTCTCAATACAGGCAACGTCGGCATAGGGTCCACAAGCCCAACCGGAAACCTAACAGTTAATAATACCACCGGTAACTGCGTCTTGGAGATCACTAGAGGCGCTCCCGGAGCCGGTTACGGATACCAACTCACTGGAGCCAGCGGGGCAACAACGCCTGCTCTACGTTTCACCCCAATGTCTAATGGAGTTTGGGGCGACGAAGCCATGCGCCTGGACGCATCCGGCAATCTTGGCATTGGCACCCAAAATCCGCAGCAGCCTTTGCACATCAAAAATGCAGGATCGTCGGCATGTCGATTGGTTCTAGAAAATACCGGCAGCAGTTCGGTTACATCTACGCAGGTATGGTCTCAAAATGACGATCTTGTTTTTGATACCAATGGCAGTGATAAAGTCCGCATCACCAGCGATGGCAAAGTCGGCATTGGCAACCAGGCTCCTAACTACGCTTTAGACGTTACTGGCTCAATTAACGCTTACAACGGCTTTTTACGCATAGCAGGAACATCAAGTCCTTCTGGTAATGACCCTCATATTTATCGCCCAGGATCATCGGAAATGGGTTTTTGGGCAGGAGGCGATGAGCGGATGCGCATCGACAGCTCCGGCAACCTGTTGGTTGGCACGACTAGCAGTACTAGCGTTGGTTCTAGTGTTGGTGCAAAAATCCAAACAAGGTTTTCTAGTTCTAATGTAGGTATTTCTGTAGTAAGAGAAAACAACACGCCAATCATTGCACTTGGCCGTGCAAATGGCGTAGTGGCACAGATAGTATCGGATAATCAAGCGTTAGGCGAAATTCGTTTTGCAGGAGCAGACGGTACAGATTTAGAAAGTATAGCCGCCTCGATTACTTGCGAAGTAGACGGCACCCCTGGCGCTAATGATATGCCAGGCCGCCTAGTGTTCTCCACTAACCCCGGGTCTCCGGCGACTGGTCCGACCACAAGAATGGAGTTGAAAGCCGACGGCAGGTTATATGTTCAAGGCGTTTATGACTTTACTGCTTCAGCATCTACCGTTGTAGTACAACCTAATGGATTAATTGCTCGATCCTCGTCGTCGATTAAATACAAAACAAACGTTGAGACAATTCAAGATCAATACTCTGATGCGATCTTAAATGTCCGTCCTGTCTGGTATCAATCACTTTCTGAGCTTGATAATCCAGACTGGGGTTGGTGGGGTTTTATTGCAGAAGAGGTAGCAGAAATTGATCCTAGGCTTGTTCATTGGAAAACCGTTGAGTCTGTCGTTCAAGAGGACGGCAGTCGGGTTGAAACACCCTGCGATCCAGCACCTGAAGACGTTGCATACGACCGCTTTGTCCCACACCTGCTAAACCTGATCAAGCGCCAGCAGCAAGCAATCGAAACCCTTGAGGCCAAAGTTGCTGCCCTTGAGAGCGCGTAATCCCCTTCACTAGGCGGGCAACCGGCCTACTCAACTGGTTGCACCACAGCTAACACTCTAGGCACTCCATTACGGGGTGCCTTTTCTTTTATTCACTCACAACAAACCATTTACTTATCATGACTAACCCCGGTATCGACTTTCCTTTCACCGTTATCGACATCGCCAACATGGAGCGTACCCTTTCTGACGGTATTGTCTAACGCTTCACTACACCATCACTCGTTTCAACGAAGGTGAACAAGCTGGTGCTTATGGCTCGCTTGGTCTCCAGGCTCCTGATCCCATCGAATCGGCTATCCCTTATGCCGAACTGACTAAGGAAATCGTCGTGCAATGGGTGCGTGATCAACTTACCGAAGAAAAGGTCACCGAAATTGAAGCTGCACTTGATGCACAGATTGCTGAAAAGCTTGCTCCTACCAAAGCTGCAGGCGTTCCCTGGGCTTGATAACCTAAACACTTGAGGTAACTCTCATGCTTACTTTTCTTGGCGTTAAAGTGACCTATGAGTCGCTTGTTTTCCTTGCACTGTTCCTTGGTTCTGAAGTCATTGGTGCTTCTAAACTGAAGGATAACAGTGTTGTACAACTGATCCTGAGTGGCATCAATGCACTCAAACCTCTTCGCCGTGAGGATGATCAGATCAATCGTGTTAAAGACGTATTCAAATGAGCATCAAACTCCTTGACGTAATTAAAAGCTTCAAGGGGTATCCTCATCAAGTAAAGGCCATTGAACAGCTTGAGGGTCTCCTCGGTAACTATGGCCTTTCTGATGATGTTGAATGGGTACGGACATGGCGTTCTACAACCGCAGCGCCTACCCAATCACAACCCCAAGAAATTTCTAATACCTGGGAAGGTATTGAAGCTGCAGCAAAGGCAGCTGGTGCTAAGTTCCCAGAAGTAGTCGCTGCACAATGGGCACTTGAAAGTGCATACGGTACAGCACTATCCGGTAAAAATAACTACTTTGGTATCAAAGGAACAGGTACGGTTAAAACTACCTGGGAAGATTATGGCAGTGGTCCTGTAACCATCAAAGCTTCCTTTAAAGACTTCGATACCCCATACGACTGTGTGAATCACCTTGTTACCCAATGGTATAAAGATTACAAAGGGTATAAAGGTGTCAATCGAGCCACCTCTCGTGAAGATTGTGCATACCTCCTGAAGCGTGAAGGTTATGCCACTGATCCCGACTATTCACAGAAGCTGATTCGATTGATGGAGCATCATGAGTAGTACAACTTACAACATCACGCCTGGTAGGTACGAACGTCAACTACCTGTAGCTACACAAGTACATTTTAAAAGTTCAGCAAACAGTACTAATGCTACCATTGTTAAAGGTAGTGCTGGTACTGTTTTTAGTATGATTATTCACAACACTGCTACCGCTGGTGTTGGTAATGATTGTCACCTTAGACTTTATAATTTAGATCGTCTCCCTGTTGTAGGGACTGATGTACCGATGGCGGTTATTCAATTATCTAGTGGTAGTTCAAAGGAAGTTAACTTTACCAGTGGTATTACTTTTACCAACGGTATTGCTTATTCAATGACTGCTGGTGATAATTTGCTTGATGCTACAGCAGTTAGTGCTGACGCTGTTCAACTTTACATGGGGTACATGTAATGCTTGAAGCAGGAGTAGCGGCGGGCATAGCATTACTTACAGCTATTGTGTCTGTTCATAATAGACTTTACACTAAAATTTGTGAAGTTGATAGTCGTGTTGACAAAGTAGAGCTACGTGTTGCTGAACACTACGTTCAAAAGCAAGAACTTTCAATAGCTCTTCAAAAGATGGAGGATCACATGATCCGTATTGAGAACAAATTAGACCAGATCGTATTAAGAAATGGCTAACAAAAAAGCATCTGAGGATATGTTTAACGAGCTTCACAACCTTGTTACTACTGAATTCCTCAAGCGTATTAAATCTGGAGAGGCAACTGCACAAGAACTAAAGGCTGCTTGTGATTGGCTCGCTAAAAATGACATCAGTGGTGTTGCTTACGACGGTAACCCACTTGATAAACTAGCTACGGTCCTACCTAAGGTTGACCCTGAACTTGTACAACGGAGACTTTATGGCAAGTCGTACGTCTGATTACTACAAAAAGAATCCTAAAGCACGAGCTAAACGTCTTAAGCAACAAGCTAAGTACAATCGTCAATCTTTGCAAATTCAAAAACGTGTTGAACTTAACCGAGAAAATCACAAACGTGGTACCTACGGAAATGGTGACGGAAAGGATGTCTCACACAAAAAAGATGGTTCAACTGTACTTGAAAAAGCGTCTCAAAATCGAGCTAGGAATCGGTCTAGGAAATGACTCCGTTGCTGCCAACCCCTGATCACTACCTTCAAAACCTAATAACCATGACAAGTCCTGAAGCTAAACGGCTCTGGAGAAGAGCCATCAAAGAGCACTTCAATTGTCAATGTGTCTATTGTGGAGAAACTTATGAATTACATGAACTCACTCTTGATCACGTCCGTCCTCGCTGCTTTGGTGGTGAAGACCTTACATCAAATCTTGTACCCTCATGTTGGAGTTGTAATCAGGCAAAAGGTAGCAGTAACTGGTTATCGTGGATGCGAAAAACATTCGGGATAACACATAGAGAACATCTTATTTTACAGCATATTAGGTAATGGCAGAAGAACTTAGACCTAAACCTAAAGGTTACAAACCATCAGGTCGTAAATTTAATATGTTAGAGCAGACTCCTGGTGGTGAAGATCTTTTATATAGCCATCCTGGAAATGCTGAATACAGGAAATGGTATAAACGAGCTGCACAATTGTTTGGAGCCGAAGGTCATCACGTTGTAGATTTAGCGTATATTGATCAATTACTTTATAATGCTGGATTTACATCGGGTGCTCATGGTACTGAAAATTTTAGTGAAGTTCGTAATTATATTATCGAACAAGTTAGAGAAAAAGGTGTCGATTTAGGCAATGTACGTGAAAACATTGTACCATTAAGTCAACGTAAAACCGTTAAAGGTGTCGAAAAAACGGGTATGGCTCATAAATGGACTCATGATTTGTATAACATGATTCCTGAAGATCCGCCTGAAAAACTTCGTTCTTTAACAGCTGATCAATTTGTTGATTATATTGTTGATAAAGCTCGAACTAGAAAACAACTTGTTATAGATGCAATGGTCCACAAAATGGACGCATTGTACCAAACTTATCCTAAGCTTAAAAATGCCCCTATTTCTAAGATTGAAGCTTGGATTAGTAAAAATCAACAAATTTGGGGTCAACTTGGAGATGATAGTTTTAAACAAGCTGTAGGTATTAAACTTCAACAACCTGAAGTACCAGGACAACCACGTGGTCGTGTTCCTTTCCCAAGGGTTGATGTTGAAGAATTAATGATGGGTACTACCAAAGGTTTCCTTGGAGTGGACCCTTTAGCTGCTGCTGCAGCTGGTGCTGCTAATCTTATTAAAAAGAATATCAGCGGAAGCTTGATGGGTGCTGGTTACTCTTTATCTAATCCAGATGTACAAACTGCTGTTGAAAGTGGTGATGTACAGACTGTAGCTGCAGAGCTTGGTAAAGATATTGTAGCAGGAGCTGCAGTTGAACAAGGAACTAAATTTTTAATGCAACGAGGCGTTGTTCAATTGGCGCCTGCTGTTAGCACAGCTTTAAGCGCAGCCGGTCCTGTTACCTTAGCTGCTACTTTAGGTGGTAGTCAAGATGTTAAAGTTCAACAGCAAAAGTTTGAAGAGTATGCTGAATCTTTACCACCACAACAAGCAGCAGAAGTTCGTCAACGTCGTCAACAATCTTTGGAAGAACAAAGTAAACCATTAATTGATGGTAACCAAATGCTTGGTTCTATTCAAAACGAACTTAAATACATCGGTGGTCAAGTAAGGCTTGGTAGGCTACCGTATGGACTTGAACAAGCTGCTGGCTGGATAAAGTCTGCATTCTAATGTGTATTGACACACGCTAATACTTACAGAGAGGTACCTACAAGCCCCTACAAGGTGCCTCTCCTTTTACTTAGGTACATTCTATCATACAAACGTTTTAAGCACCCTTATAGACGATTTTCAATGAACCTTTATTACATACTTTTTACGGTCATCTTACTTGCAATTGTTGTAGAACCATTATTCCTTCGTTGGCTTTATCTTCAAGTTAGTCGTGGTGAACTCTTTATTCAACGAACACTCTTTATGATTAAACTACGTTGGGATATGTTCTCCATCCGACAAGGTTGGCATGATGATAAATACCTAAACATGGCTAAGGAGTTGATGCAAGATGAGTGATGTACTAAAGGCTCTTCAAGGTGATTTTAAACTATTTCTTCAAGCACTGTGGCAACAGCTAGATCTACCCTCACCTACACGTGCTCAATACGCTATTGCAGACTACCTACAACACGGTCCTAAACGACTACAGATCCAAGCATTTCGAGGAGTCGGTAAATCATGGATTACTGGTGCATTTGTGCTATGGACTCTCTTTAATAATGCTGAAAAGAAGATCATGATTATTTCAGCATCAAAAGAACGTGCTGATAACATGTCTATCTTCCTTCAAAAGTTAATTATTGAGACACCATGGCTATCACATTTGAGACCAAAGAGTGATGATGCCCGGTGGTCTCGTATTAGCTTTGACGTGAACTGTAGTCCTCACCAAGCACCATCCGTTAAATCAGTCGGTATTACGGGTCAGTTGACTGGTTCTCGTGCTGACCTAATGATTCTAGACGATATTGAGGTGCCTGGTAACTCCATGACAGAGATGATGCGAGAAAAGCTCCTTCAACTTTGTACTGAAGCTGAATCCATCCTAACACCAAAGAAAGATAGTCGTATCATGTACCTTGGTACACCACAGACTACCTTTACCATCTACCGTAAACTAGCTGAACGTAACTACAAACCATTTGTCTGGCCAGCACGTTACCCACGTAAGTTATCTAACTACGAAGGACTCCTTGCACCACAGATCCAAGAAGACATTGATCAAGGTTCTGAACCATGGGATGTAACAGACCCTGATCGCTTCTCTAACGACGATCTAATTGAACGGGAAGCATCCATGGGTCGTAGCAACTTTATGCTACAGTTTATGCTAGACACCAGTCTTAGTGACGCTGAAAAGTTCCCACTTAAGATGGCAGACCTTATCGTTACAGCAGTTAACCCTAAGGAATGTCCTGATGCTGTAGTGTGGTGTTCTGACCCAAGTAATGTCATTAAAGACCTACCTACTGTTGGTCTACCTGGTGATTACTTCTACTCACCAATGGTTATGCAAGGTGAATGGTTACCCTACACAGAAACTATCTGCTCCGTAGACCCTAGCGGTAGAGGTACCGACGAAACAGCAGCTTCTTTCCTTTCTCAACGTAACGGTTTCATCTACCTCCATGAAGTACGTGCTTACACTGATGGCTATAGTGATGCTACTTTGTTAGACATCCTTAGAGGTTGTAAAAAATACGGTGTAACTAAACTTCTTATTGAAACTAACTTTGGTGATGGTATCGTTGCAGAACTATTCCGTAAACACCTTCAACAAACTAAACAAGCTATTGATATTGATGAAGTCCGAGCTAATGTCCGAAAAGAAGACCGTATTATTGATACCCTTGAGCCTGTTCTTAATCAACATAAGCTTATTGTTAATCGGTCTGTGGTGGAATGGGACTTCAACTCGAATAAAGAAGCCGCACCCGAAACTAGACTCCTCTATATGCTGTTCTATCAGATGTCAAGGATGTGTCGGGAAAAAGGTGCCGTAAGACACGATGATAGATTAGACTCATTAGCTCAAGGTGTTAAATACTTTACAGATTCTCTTGCTATCTCTGCTTATGAAGCTGTTAAACTTCGTAAACAAGAAGATTGGAATGATATGCAAGAATCTTGGTTAGATGACCCTCAATCAGCAGCTAATCACATGGCATTTGGATTCAATTTAGACCAACGTAGACAAGCAAGACAACTAGCTGGTAAAAAGTCAGTCCCTACCTGGGTTTAGGTGCAATCAGTGCCGTATACAGGAGAAGGGAAGGGTGGACCCAACTCCTGAGGAGGAAGACATGTCTTTATCAAGACACATCTTCCTCTTTTTTCTAATGAACAGTGAGGGAATAAAATCCAAAGACAAACATCTCCCTCTTAGTTCATTCATCTACTCCACTGACTGAATCTTGTGAGTACTGATTCTCTCCATCCTTCTGAATCTTGTCACTACTTATTCTACTGTATGCATACCACCACCCTCATTCACATCACTCCTAACGCTGAAGAACTTATTAGTTACATGGCTAGGGTATCTAATCCTTCCAATCAATCAAACACTGAGACCAGTGCTAAACTAATTAAGTATCTTATTAACCATCAACACTGGTCACCCTTTGAGATGGTGAACATGTGTGTAGAAATTAATACTACACGAAGTATAGCAGCACAAATCCTTAGGCATCGTAGCTTTTCTTTTCAGGAGTTTAGTCAACGGTATGCAGAAGTAACAGTCCCGGCATCAATTCCTGAACTTCGTAGGCAAGATACCAAGAACAGACAGAATAGTATTGATGACCTAGATGAGGTGTTGAAGAAGAACTTCCAGTTTAGGATTGGTAGTTTGTACTCTGATTGCTATGGTCTCTACAAAGAACTGGTAGCAGCTGGGGTAGCCAAGGAGTGTGCAAGAGAAGTACTTCCTATGGCAGCTCCAACACGGTTGTATATGAATGGTACTATTAGGTCCTGGTTGCATTATTGTGACCTTAGGACTAGTAATGGTACGCAAAAAGAACACGCACAGATAGCAGCACAGGTACAAGATCTTCTTTATCAACACCTTCCTAACGTGTGTGAGGCAATGTGGGACAAGAACTTAAATTAGCAGAGTTTAAAGCACTTTATAAGACCTGGAAGAGAAATGTAGATTGGTTTGATCAGCTTCTTCTGGGTCTTTTGGTGTGGATTGAACAAAAACTTACTGATAATCGGGTGAAAACAGAGGTAGATGAAGCAATTAAAGAGTGGGAAACGCTTCATCCGGTAAATACTGTGTCTCCGGTGTACACGGAAAAGCCATCAGACACGTCTACAAGGCTCCCTGAGATGCGTTTAACTGTTTCTTGGTATAACGACATCTATGATGAGAAATAAAGCCCTTCTAGAGCCTTCTAGAGGGTCTTTAATTTTTGACAGAAATTTCTCAAGTCTTATACTACGCTGGCGCAGCGCCGCAGCCCCCCATAGGGGTACCCCGGATCACACGTGTGCACACCTGCCCGCACCCGCATGTACGCACCCACGCACACGCATGTAGCCTGTCCAGCGCATCTGCATCAGGCACAGGTACGCTGGCCACGGGTGTACGCGCAGGCACACACACACGCAACGAGGCAGCAACTATGCGGCAACACGCATAACCCCATTTCACACAATCTGTCTGCTCTCAATAGTACAGCTTATTGAGAACCCAGTGATACCAATGGATTTCAGCGATCAACTGTACTATAAGCAACCCTGATAACCGCTGCACCACAATGGATCAGGCTGTACTATGTGCCACTTGCTCCAACTGTCCACCGTTGAGCCGGTGCTACCATGAGCCCCTCTTCTCTTTGATGTTGAGTATCTCGACTCTCCCTGTAAAGGGTGAGGAGAGTCTCGAAACTTCAACTAGAGAAGAGAGGGAGACCCGACAACTGAATACGGCAAGCAGCCTTGGCACTGTGCCACCTGACAAGCCGACCACTCCCATCCTCAAACCTGCCGTCCTGGCTCTAGGATGGCTAAGCACCTGGACAATCGAAGATTGAGCTGAGTAGGACCACGGGTCACTGCCGCCACAACCGCCGAGCGGGTTCCGGTTGTGGGTTAGGGTACACTCCTTAGGTGCCAGCTGTGTCACGCCGAGAAGGGTGAGCACCACCAAGCGGCGACTAGCCGTCACCAGCGCCGAGCCACAGGCGCTATACAAGTTTGCTCATGGCTTCATGCGTCTGTTGTAGCGGTGGAAGCGATACGCTAGGACGCACCAATCCACTTGTTTCTTGTTTCATTATGTTCAGCTTCAACGTTACTGATCGCACTTCTTCTGCTATCCGTTGTCTGCTTGTTGATCCCATTCGTGGCACTGCTACTGTAGAGTTCAAAAATGGGTATGCTTACGAGTACACCAACGTTAGCCGTCGTGCTATCGCTAACCTGATTGCACAACCTAACATGTCTCTCGGGTTCTGGGTTAACAAGAACCTTGTTAATGCAGATCGCACTGAGCAACATGACATCAGCTTCTACACTGTAGATGGCAAGGTAGTTGCCTGATAGTTAGTTACACTTTGGCATCACATCGTTGATGCTTTTCTGTAGTTTACTTACACTAATCATGTTGTTTTACACACAAACTCTGACTGATGTGCTCGCTGAGCGCTTCACAGATATGGATGAAGTACGTGACATAGCCAACCACGGCTGTGCCATGGGTGTCTCTGGTTTCATTTACTACCACGAGACTACCAAGTTCTTCCATGATTATGAAGACGACATCGAGGATGTTTGCTATGACACTCTCGGTGATGACTTCATGTCTATCGTTGCCAAGAATACCACGAGTGTTCAAGGTATGATACAAGTCATGGTATGGCATGTCATCGAGACATACTGCCAATACGTTCTAGATAACGTCTGACTCTCTCACTCAGGGACGCACATGTTGTGTCTCCCTTTCTGAGGGACTCACACCCTCATTGCTTACCAATGGAGTTAATTATGTCCGAGATTGAATACCTACGTCAACAACTTGAGTATGCTGAAGAGCAACTCATGATTGCTGATGACACGTACAGCAAGGTCACATGGGGTAACCGATGTGATGCGCTTGAAGCTGCTCTCGCAGATGCGGAGGTTGCTTGATGACGACTGCAATCCACGACACAGCCATCAAGGTTGACATCTACCCTGATGAGTTCAAACCACTACTGAGACTTCTCAACCGTGCAATCTCTAACGATGATGTGATGCGTTACATCAGCAATGATGAAGCTGTAGTTATCTCTGGCATTCTTGACGAACTGCAAGGCAAAGCATTGGAGCACGGAGTATGAAACTATCCATCCCAAGTGACATTCTAGTAGGACAATACCTACAGTATTTCACACTCATAGTGGCTGCAA